TCGGGCGTCATGCCTCCGCCTCCCCCTTGTGCAGCTGCTTCACCGCGTCGGCCATCGCGCGCTTTGCGGTCGACCGCCCGATCCCGCTCCGGTCGCAGAACCACGCGAGCCACCCGGCATGTCGCGCCGCGGTCGGGTCGGCGGCTTGGCGCATGCGGTACGACACCGATTCCTTGGTCGTCACGTCGTCGCCGCACATGTGGCGCAACGGCACCCTGCGGGCGGCGAGCAGGGCCACGAGCGCCTTGTATCGCGCCACGTCTTCGGCAGTGCGGCCGCGCACCTCTGCGGCGGGGCGGGTGGGGTTCGGGGCGGCGGTGGGCTTGGGCTTGGTGCGGGTCATTGGGCTCCATCGGGTGCGGGAAGGACGGGGTGATTGCGCGGAGATTGCGCGGCGGATTGCGCGTGAGTCGAAGTCGTCGGCACAACCCCCGCAGCGGCCAGCGTCGCGAGGTCGGCAGCGAGCCGGTCCGCCATGCGTTGCGCGTACCGGCGCAAGAAGGCGGCGCGGGGTTCGTCTTTGAGGCGCCACATCGCATTATGACCTATCGAGGTCACATCCCACGCTTGCCCGTTGATGAACTCGCACAGGGTGATCTCGAGATTTCCGACCTTGAACGTGGCCCGCTTGAACCCGTTCGTTGACACGTCCTGCGTCGTCACGCCCGGCCCGAAGACCTCGGTGGCGGCGGCGTCCCACGCGGCGAGCTCGGCGGCGTCCCATTCCCGGTTGGGCGCGGGGGCAGGGGCGGGGGTAGGTGCGACGATCATGACAGCACCGCAACGGCAAAGGCGCCGATGATGGCGACGACGCAGAACGCGCGCGACAGGTCAGACGGGCGCGGGTCGGAGGGAGGAAGCGACAGGCGGCGGGGCAGGTCGCGAAGGGGGGCAAGGGTGGTCATGGCGTAACCTCGGGGGTGGATTGAGTGGCGGCGGCTGCGGCATCGCGGATTGATTCAAGGCGGGCGACCTCCGTAAGCGCGAGGTCAAGCGCCTGCTTGCGTTTGGCGAGCGACTCCTCTGCTTCGGTCACTGATTTCTGAGCGCGCTGCGCGATGGCCGTTGCTTCGACGATGCGCACGCGGATTGGTGTCTGCTCCTTGAGCCATTGGTTGTGTTCGTCGACAACCTTCTGCGCTGCCTTTTCGTTGAATGCGCCGGCATTGGACCAACATGGTTCGCCGGGCGCGTTGTGAATCCATCCCCATGCGCGGCCGCAAGTCGTGCTATGGCGGTTCGTTCGCAGGTCCCATTCAAGGGTGTTGTGCGGGACGTCCTTGTCGTTGATTCGGATCGTTGCTTGGTTCATGTTGGCTCCGTGTGGTCTCATCAGCGCCGGCGATACCGGCGGACGCCCGGGGGCGTTTCGACCTGTTAGACGAGGGTGGTTTGGTCCGGTTCGGTGGCGCCGCGCACGGTGCCGTCTTCGATGATGATCGCGCCGTCGTCGGCATCGCCAACGCGTTCGAGCCACACTTGGGCGTCTCGATCCGTTGCAATGCGCTCGATCTCCGCCATGGATTCTGCGTCAAGCAGCGATGCATCCCGAATCAGCACCACGCGGATCGTGGGGTTGCCGGCGAGCGCGATCCCCATTGCCACGCGAATCTTCTCGGCTTGGCTCGCCTGCGACAACGGGACGCCGTGAAGCGTGGGGCCGGAATCGTCGACGGAGAGACCGGGGATCGGGAAGGTCGCGGCGGCGAGCATGGCCACCTTTTGCGCGTCGATTTCGGAGATTTGGCTCGTGAGTTTGTCGGCGGCTTCGGCGAGGGCGGAGGCGTTGGCCTTGGCCTTGGTGCGCTCGGCGTTCTCCCGCAGCTTCCGGTTCTGCTCCCCGGCCGATGCGATGGCGGCGCGAACCGGCGCCACGTCGGGCACGACAACGGCGGCGGCAGCTTCTTCGGCAGCGGTCACGGCGCTCGTGTCGGCTTCGACGCTGGCGACCTTCGCGGTCCACTTCGATTCGGCGTCTTTGGCGGTGGCGAGGTTGGCGCGGGTCTTTCCGAGTTCGACTTGAAGGCGCGCAATCTCGGCGACAAGCCGATCCTCTTCGCGCTGCGTGGTCGCGATGTAGTCAGTGGCGCGGGCCAAGCCGGCGCGGGCGTCGCGGACCTGTTCGCCGTGGGCATGACGGGCAGCCGTGATCGCGGCCATGGCTTCGGCGCGCTTGGCCTCCGCACGGGCGGCCGCTTCGATTTCCGCACTGAGCGCCGCCACGTCGACTTCTGCGGCGGGGGCGTCGGCGTGCAGCGGCATCGCGTCGGCTACGGCCTTGGCGCGGGCTGCGTCGCGGTTGGCGTCAGTCCGGGTCGCGTAGATTTCCGCGCGCTTCTGGTCGAGGATCGTGGTGTCGATTCCGGCCACCTTGCGGAGCGTCGCGGCTTGGTCGGCGGGCTTTTCAGCGAGGAAGCGCACCGGGTCGCAGGTGAACTTAGCGAGGCGCGCGTCCAACCACTCTTGCGGCGACGGTCGGGTCATCCCGTCGGCGGTCGTGATCTTGACCGTGCCCTTGCCGTCGGGTGAGAACTTCCGGGTGATGCGGATCCCGTCGGAAAGCCCCACCTCGATCTCCGCCTTCTCCGCGCCGTTGCGAACCGGCGCCGTCGGCATGGCGTCGCGGCCAAGCAAGGCGAGCGCCACCGCGTCAAGCAGGCTGCTCTTACCCTGTGCGTTGCGCCCGCCGATTGTGACGCTGTGTGCGCCGCCCGTGGTCACCTCTGCGACCTTGATGCGCTTGAAGTCTTTCGCTCTGACGAACTCGATCACCATGACTCTTCTCCGTACTCACGCCCCGCGAACTGCCGGGCCTCTACGCCCGCAAGCCCCGTCTCGTGGCCGAGTACGGGGCGGGTGGGGATCGGCGAGGGCTATGCGTGCTTGGCGTCGATTGCGGCGCGGGCCGCCCACTCGGCGCTCTTGATGGCCGATGCCGTGAACCCGTACGGGACCAACGCCCCTTCGGCGAGTTTGCGACCGTTACGGTACTTGGCGACTGCGCGCGTCCCGAAGCCGACGCCCTCGTTGTGGGTCGCGATAGTGAACGTAATGCCGCGGTAGGTGATCTTCGTTGCCATCTTCATCTCTCCGTCTTCCGTCCGGCGCCATTCGCCGAACGATGCGCCTACAGGTAGCGGCGGGTGCGGCGGGTGTCAAGGATTGTCTTTGCGGGTTGTGGGTGTTTTTCGGTCACTCCCACCGGTCGATGGTGTAGTCGGTGACGCCGGTCGCGGTCCAAACGCGGAGCGAGACGTTGATGCTCTGCGCCGACAGAACCAACCCGGCCGCGTGCGGCTCGCTTTGACCTGTCGGCGCGTTCTCCGGAAGTTTGGAGAACGCTTCGATCACGCGACGCGCGACCCGGAGCTCGCTGCGGAGAATCTCTGGAAACAGGCACGCCGACGGCTTGCGGGTCTCACGGGCGCCCGTCAGCGCGATGAAAAGCCCCTCGCCTTGGTGCTCAAACCCGCCGTGCCACATGCTCGGTTGCAGCGCGATAGCGGTCACTTCGACAAGCACACCAGAAATGGCCCACGCCTCCCGGCGCGACCCTCCGGTGTAGACGTACCACGACACGGGGTTGCGCGCCTCTTCGCGGTCCCATTGGAGGATCGGCGGTGCGTCCGGGTTCGCTGCGGTAAGCAGGGCGCCATAGCTCCCGATCTGCGGTGTCTTTGCCTCAATGCGGATCGCGGTCGGTAGCACGTCGCGCGAAAACTTTGCCCACGTGACGGCCTTTGCGGGCGCCTGGATTGCGGGGGCAGACGGAGCCGAGCCCTTTGTCTGGACCTTACCGAACACCCCGCCTTTCTCGGGCTCTTGCGCGTCCTTTCGCGGGCGCCACAACGCCTGCACTTCGTCGAGACGCGCGAACCGGCGGGCAAGCGACCCCTGCGCGGCGAGTGCCTCGATCACGCGCTCTGCCGCCGCAACCTCGCCACTTGACGGCGCGGCTTGCGGGCGTTGGTAGGCGAGCGGGTGCATCTTCGCTGCAAACGCCCGCGACACGTCTGCGAAGTCTTTGCCGGCCGCGATGTCGTCAAGGAGCGTGCCGATCATGCCGCTGCGTGGGTGGCAGAATCCGGTCGGAGATTTTGCGACCTCGCGCCACAACAGGGTCTCGCGCCGAGCCTTGGGGGTCGACGCAAGGTCAGCTTGCACGCGTTGGAGGAACTCGGCGGCACCCAACACCTTCTCGCTGCGGTACAGGGCATCGGACCGGAGCAGCGTGACCGCCGCGTTGACGTGGTCCACCGTGAACTCGCCGAGCGCACGCACCAACGTCTCCCGGTCGTGAGCCTTCGCCGCTGCCGCTTGGTAGGGGGTCGACACGGGATCCCGGTGAATCATGGCAGACATAGGAGAGACCGCCATGTGGATCCACGCGCCGGTCTTCGGCTCTCCCCACGTCCGATCTGCCGACGCGAAGACGCCCGTGATCGCGGCGCGCTTGACCTCGCGGTGCATCAACTCGGTCGCGCGTCGCAGGTCTTCGGGCGCATCTTCAACGTCCCACATTGCCGGCACGATCTCGAGATCCGGCCCGATGAAAGCAAGCCCGCCGAAGCGCTCGATGAAGCGCCGGCACGCGTTGCAGGTGTGAAACTGCCGCTCTGATTCGGGGAACGTCCCGATGTACAGGTCCCACAAACCCGTTGCAGATGTGGTAAAAAGCTGCGAGCCGAACTTGGCGGCGCGGGATGCGAACCCGGCGCCAAGCCGTCCGAGGTAGGCGTGATACTCGGCGTCGTCGACGTTGCCGGTCGGTTTCGCCCACGTGTCAGATGCGGTGGTGTTGCTGCTCATCGTTCACTCTCCGTACTCATGCCGGGCCTATCCCGGCACCAGAAAAGCCCCGGCCTCTCGCGAGGGACGGGGCGGCGATGCGTCAAGGGATGCTTGACGGTTGGGCTAGCCTTCTTCGCCGGGTTCGCGGGTGGTGCGCGTGGCGGTGGCAGGCTCCGCGGTCGCGTCGATCACCGGCGGGCCGGCGGGCGGTTCGGGCGGCGGCGCAAGGCGGGTTGCCGGCGGGGCGGAGTCCACTTCGGCTGCGGGTCGCAGTGGTTCGCCGTACTCCCGCGCGTCTTCGGATTCGAGCGCCTCGGCGAACTCCAGCGCCATCGGAAGCGTTTTGCACAACCGGCGGAGCACGGTCTTTTTGCCCATCTCCGAAAACCACTGTTGCCACGGTCCGCTCTTGCCGCTGCGGCTCGACGCCCGCACCTTGTTGACCTCCGCGATCGTCATAACCTCGACTTGCGGCGTGGTTGATCCCTTGAGAAACGCGACCGCATAGAACGCGATGAGGTCTTTGTCGGCGCGCTCGCTCGCAAGGTTCGGCGTGTGGTCAAGCTTCGGGTCTGTGCCCTGCGTCCACACAAAGTGGTCGTCACGGTAGACGGCGGCGGCGTAGATGTTTGCGATCTCGCCGCTGTTCCGGGCCAACTTGAGCAGTCCCTTGTAGCCGATGATCAACTGCGCGTCGCCTCCGAACTTGACGAGGTGCGCCTCCTGCAACGGCCCGAGCTCCAAGCCAAGCGAGGCGGTGTGGTAGAGCGCCATAAGGACGGTTTCGGGCTTGCACTCGTACAGGTCCGGGGACTTGGCAAACGCGGTCAAGGCGTTACGGCAGAACCGGTCGACCTTCGACGGGTCGGGCAACGCGGCGCGAATCTGCGCGGGCAACCCGGGTTGACGGAACCGCGCGGCGAGTGCTTCGCTTGGCGTCATGCCGCCGGGGCGCGAGACGGAAGTGGGCTGTGTGGTCTGAAGGTCGGTACTCATTTGCTTCCTTTGCCCTTAGGGGCGGTAATGCGGACCTGTGCCGCGGTGTCTTTGTATGCGATGAACTCTCGGAGCAGTGGCGCGAGGTCGGGAATGGCCAACGCGCCGTCAAGGTCGAAGTGGCGCTTGGGCGGCATGACCACAAGGTTAGCGGCGTACCCGTCGTGGGTCCGCAATCGCTTGGCTTCGGTTTGGGTGTAGTACCGGCGGACGATGTACCCGGCCGCCTCTTTGGATTCTTCGAGCGGCTTCATGGCCTCGTGGGCTTGCGAGTAGACGCGGATCGCCGTGGCCACCTCTTCGGGCGGTTCCTCCGCTTCGTCCTTGCGCCCGCGAAGGCGCTTGTTGATGGCGTCCACCGAATCTGACGCGGTGAGCGGGGGCAGCACATCCGGGCCGGCATCGATCCAACGCCACACGGTCGGCACGGTTGCGAGGATGATCGCGTGCATGTCCGGGTCGGGTTGAACGCGGATCAGGTATGTGTCGAACCCGGTGTGCACGGCGAGGACCCCGAACCGGGCGCCGGTCACGAGGATCTGCGTTTGGACCTGGATGAGATATTGCAACCGGAGGTCGCCGGCCGGCACGGCGTCCCATCCATACTCGATGACCTCGCGCCAATCCGCGCCGCTTCGGTCGCGCTTGGATTCGATCACTCCTGCGATGTCGGCGGAGGCTTCGGGGTCGACAAGGATTCCGTCAGGCGTTGCGGTAAGCCGCTGTTCGGTCGGGTGAGCGTAGGATTGCGCCGGCGCAATGACGCGGAGGTGCGCAAGGTCTTTGAACTCCTCGCGCGTCTTGAGGCGCCGGCCAGCCACGGCGACGATGGCGCCTTCGTACTCGCGCCCCTCGGCGAGTTGCTCCGCATCGGTCTGTTCGTGGTCGCCGGCCAGAGCCTTGCGTTTGCGTTCGACAAGGTCGCAGAGCCCGCCGTGCCGGCTACAGCCGAGCGCCATCGCGATCTCGGATGCGCCAATCGAGCGGGCGCGGGCGTCGTACCACGCGGGCGTGTCGTGGGGGATGTAGGGCAATCGAATCGGTTTCATGGGGTCTCCGTTACACCGGCTCCAGTGCCGGCACCTCGAAAGCCCCCAGGCTTGCGGCGAGGGGGCGGGGCGTAGGCGAGTGCGAGGGTTAGGCAGCTCGCTTCATCACGTCGGCGTAGGTGAACACGCGACCTTGTCCGTTGTCGTCAACAACGTATCCACGGGTCGCGTTAGTCCACGGCATGTCACCAGCGCCGGGAAGAAGTTGGCTTCCGGTGATGGTAACGCCGTTGCGGGTGAGCGCGCGGAGCGTCTTGGCGCCGAAGTCTTTCGCAACGTAGTGGTGGGTGGTGTTCATCGTCTTGTCTCCGTCTTGGTCCGGTGCCAGTCACCGAACACGATCCGTTGTAGGCGCCCGTTTGCGCGCCGTCAAGGATTGTTTTCGTAAAAAGAACGCCGCCCGAACCGAAGCGCGGGCGGCGTGGGGCGAGGCGCAGCGCCAACTGCGGGACTCGCCGCCGGTGATGTCTACAGCGGGAGGTCGCGCTCCCAAGTATCGGCGTCCGTCCCCGTCGGGACGATCGACAGGTTCGGTTGTGTCGGCGCCGCGTCGTCGCCCGCAAGGAGCGCGTTCATGGCGGCGAGCCCGGCGGGCGAGAACGACACGACGCGGGCGAAGGAGACGCCGACGCTTCGTTTGACCGTTGCGCGCTTCCGGCCGGCGGACGTTTCGACACACAACCACTCGCGCTCCATCCATGCCGAAAGGGTCGAGTCGGGTACGTGGCCACGGGAGCGGAGGAACGTTTCGAGTTCCCCGGGCAGGATGTTGATCTGCGAATACCCATCGCGCTCCCGCTTCAAGCTCCCGCACCATCCGTGCGGCGGGGCGGCTTGGCGCTCCATCGCGTTTGCCCATGCCGTTGGGTCGCTCGCAATCCATCCGATCACGTCCTCGATTGCCACCATGGCGCGATCGGCGCCGGCGCTCCGGTCAAGGCAGCGATACCACACGCGGTCCGTGACCCAATCGGACGGGACGCGGATCCCCGTTGCGGTGGCAAGCGTTTCTCCGGCGACCTCGCACGCGGCAGCGTAGGTGGCAAGGCGGGCAGCTACCGGGTGGTCCGGGTAGCGGTCGCGGGCGATGGCGGCAAAGCGGCGGGCGAGGTCTTTCCACCGGGCGCGAATAGCGGCGCGGCCCGCGGTGTCGAGTGAGACAAGGTGAGAGACGAGTGCGGCGCCCGCGTGGCCGTGGTGTTCAAACACGCCGGCTTGCGTCCGTTCGGCGAGGAGTCGGAACGCATCGCCGACGCCTCCCCACGGCGAGCCCCAAAGCGTTAGGACGCGGGCGCGAAGTCCACCGTCCGCCGTGATTTCGGCCAGCGAGTTCTCGCCGTTTGACAGCGTGATCGATTCGTACCGCTCGCATCGTTGCGTCCCGTTGACCGAGCCGCGCACCTTCCCGACGCGCGCCGTGATGTCGTAGAGCATTTGAGCGAAGACGTCCGGTTTGGACCGGGGGCCCCGTTGGCTTTCGTTCAAGAGCATGGGCAGGCCGTTGGCGCCACCGGCCATGCGGTCGAGTGCAACGGGGGTGATATTCCACGACTGCAACAGGCGTTCGGGGTCACCCCAAACCGACGCACAGACGCGGTGCGCCATGGTCTTTCCGTGCGAGGTCAGAGACACGGCGTCAACGACAAACGAATCGAGTTCGTCTCCGAAGATTGCGAGCATCGGGGAGACCGCCGCCGCCGCGACCATGAGCCGCAGCGGTTCGGCCTTCTCGATTGCGGGCGCAACGGCGGCAATCCATCCGGCCAGCGTGCCAGTCTCGCGAACGTGCTTCATGTACTGGCTGACGCCGATGTCGGCGGACCGGAGCGTGGGCGCCGTTGCGCCGTGGCAGTGTGTCCCGCGCAGGAACGAGGCGCCGTGCCAGCCCGTGCGGCGAGTGGTCCGGGTCACGCCCGCCGATGCTGCGTGGTGCCGTTCCGCTTCGACAAGGTAGTCGACAAGGTCCGCCGCCGTGGTCGACGAAACGGGCAAGCCGAACTTGGCGGCGCCAACGAGAAGGCGCGAGGCGTGGGTGACCTCCTGCGACAGTTCCAACGTGTGAGGGCCGGCGGTGGTCTGCCACGTCAATGTCGTGAAGTGCTCCCCGCTGTCGACGTCCACCGCAATCGCGGCGACGTGAACGGGCGGGCAGCAGACTTCGATCACCCGTTCGTCGCCGTTGGACTTGCACACGGTCCGAAGGATCCGCGCTGGTTGCCCTTCGTGTCCTTTGGCGATGTGGTAGTCGCCGAACAGCGTACCCGCGGCGTCACTACCCGGGACGGCGGGTTCGGTTGGCGCCGCCGATTCGACAGGCTTGGGCGCCTCTGGGGCCCGGGTCGGGACCAATGCGCGGGCGATCTGCGTCCTGACGGCGTCCTTGCCGAGCGTAACGTGTAGGTCGTTGAAGTCGCTCCCGCGGCGCGCGTAGCCATCGGGCCAGACGGGCCAAACCGCCGTGCCGCCCCACGCGCCGGCCGCTGCTTCACCCTTCACGCGCCCCGGATTCTTGAGCTTTTGCTTCCAATCGTCGTCGCAGCACACGACGATCCGCGCGGTCGGCATGGCAACCCGGATCGCCTGCGTCACCGGTTCGAGGTTGTGACAGTCGAAGGCGACGGCGACGGAGTACCCGGTACACTCGGCGATGCTGTGACCCGTGGCCACGCCCTCGCAGACGCACACGATGGGGTCCGATGGGTCCGGGCGGCCGATGCTGTAGTAGAGCCCGGTAGTCGAGACGTGGCGGGTGTAGAGTTTATCCTTGCCGTCAACCTTCTCGGGTAGGATGGTTTGGATCCCCACGAGGTCGCGCTTGGCGTTGCGCATGGGGGCAAGCAGCGCGTCGCCGCTTTGTCGCAAGCCGTGCACGCCGACGCCTTTGCGCACGAGGTAGGGGTGATCGGGGTTGGCTTCCGTCGCCGCCTCCCATCGCGCTTTCGCCGATGCGGTCGCGGATTCGGCCTCCATCTTGCGGTCCGCCGCCCGCCGGGATTGCGCGCGCTTCGTCTCGGCGATGTGGGCTTCGAGGGCGGCGCGGTCAACGGCGACGGGTCTACCGTACGACCACGTCTGCTTTCCTTCGCCGTCGCTCAGGTTCTCAATGTATCCGGCCGGGAACGCGTCAAAGTGGAGCAGGTAAGCGCCGTTCTTTGACCGAGGCTTTTCGTTCGTCCCGAGCCGGTGGATCCGCCCGTCGGCGATGATGTCGCTGTGCTTGGCGTCGATCCCGCGGTCTTGCAGCGCCTGGACGAACGCAGAGACAACGGCGTCGAAGTCTGGATGGGTTGGGCCGGGTTGGTTAGGTGCGGTCACGCGGCCACGGGCGCCTTCTCGCCGTTTGCGGAATCGATCATGCCTTGGCTGTCGACGCCCCAAGCGTCAAGCGCGGCGAAGCTGGCGGTCTGCTTCCGCAGGTCCCACGTCCCATCGTCGAGTTTGCCCGTGACCCGAATCGTTGCGAGCACGTCAAGGAAGTCGGCGACCGCGCCCGCGCACACGGGAGACGCGGCGCCGTCAAAGCGCTCGTTATGCGCCTTCATCAAGAGGCGGTAGCAGGCGTTGATGGCGCGGCCATGAATCCCGGCTCGGGTCGCGGCCCGCATGGCTCCGTCGGCGCGGGTCATGGTCTCGATCTGCTTGTCGGTGGCGGGTCGGGTGCGCCACCGTCCCGGCGGCACTTTGGCCTCGCCCGCGATCCCGGCGTTTCGGAGCACGTTCGCCACTTCGTTCAAGTAGGAGCTTGCATCTGAGTGGGCAAAGACGATCCGTTGTTGCGTGTCGCACAGACGCGGGTCAGCTGGCATCCGGTAGGTCTTTCCGCTGAACGGGTCGAAGATTTCGACCCACTCCCCGGTGTCGATCTTGCGCTGGATCTCGCGCTCCTCTGCGGCCTCCGCCTCTTCGTCACGGATGACATCGGAGAGCGCGGCGGCATGCTTGATCCCGTGAATGCCGAAGAGGTCCCACGGGTCGAACAGATCGACGTGAGACTTCCCGGCGTGGCTGCGGACGTAGCGGCCCAACTCCTGCACGAACGCAAGGCGGGACCGGAAGACGGCGAGGGCGCCCCACCGAATCATGGGGAAGTCGACGCCCTCAACGAGCATGCGGACGTGGACAAGCACGTCGATTTTCCCGGCCTTGAACGCGGCTTTGCGCTTGTCGAGAATGTCCTTGCACATTCCCGAGTGAACCTCCCACGCGTTGACGCCCTTGTCGCGGAGTTCGGTCGCGAGATAGGTTGCATCGGGCTTGGACGGCGCCGAGATCACGCCCTGCCCCGTCTGCGCGCGGACCCACGCGACGCTCGCCTCTCGGATGAGTTCTGCGGCCTCCTTGCGGTCATCTTGGTCTTTGGTCGACAAGAGCAGGCGGATCCGCCGGCCCGTGTCACCTTCGGGCGCGTGCGTCACCCACGGCACAAGCACGCCGTCGGCGATCGCGGTTGGCGCGTCGTATTGGTAGAGCAGCTGGTCCCACAACCGTAGCCCCTTGGCCTTGTCGCTGAGGTAGGGCGTGGCGCTCCATCCGATGCGGAGCACGTCACCCCATTGCGCCACCATCGCGGCGTGGGCTTCAAGGGCGGTCGGCGAGTCCGTCCGGTGGCATTCGTCCGCGCACCACGCCGAGACCTCGCGCGCATTGGCGGTCAGTTCGGCGAGCAAGGCAGAGAACGACGGCAGGCAGGTCACGACCACGTCGCGCCGCCATTCCTTGGCGTGGGTGTAGTACCGGCCGCAGGTCGCGCCACGGGTGCCACGGCGGACGCCTGAGAGTCGAAGTGCTAAGTCGGCGAAGAACTGATCCACGAGGTCGACCGTCGGGACGGTGACGATGATGGTCCCGCCGAACCGGTTCACGAGGTCAACAACGACTTCGCAGACGTGCAGCGCCTTTCCGGTCCCGGTCGCGGCGAAGAACACGCCGCCATGGATCGCGCGCGAATCGACGCCGGCGCGGTAGACCGCGAACGCTTCGGCTTGCCACCGGCGCGGCTCGCGACCTTGCCACGGTCTGCCTTGCGCCGAGGTCGCAGCCGTTCGCGCGGGCGCGTCGAAGATTCCGAGCGTCACGACGCGGCCCCGGTCGGCAGCGTCGCGAGGTGCAGCAAGCGGCGGATGGTCGCGGGTAGTCGCTCCATTGGCATCGCGCGGGCTTCGACGCGTTGGCGGAGTTCAGCTGGCAGCACAATGGACACGCGGAGGTCGGCGTCCGATTCGGCGGGCGGGTGAGGGTCGACGTGGGCGGTGGTCATGGTTCTCCGTTGGCAATGCGCAAGAGCGCGCTTGCGTGCAGTAACCGCACCCGGGCGCGTAGTCAATCCCAAAGCGGTCGCGCCGTCTCCCCCATCTCCCCCACGTGGGGGAGCGGCTGGGGAGCGGATAAGTCGTTGAAACGTTTCCGAAAGTCGGAGCGCTCCCCCAACTCCCCCAAAAAGTCGAGGGGTCGGCTGCGCGGATGTGCGCGTATGCGTGTGCGCGGGCGCGCGCGTATAGGTATACTGTTTTTTGGGGGAGTTGGGGGAGTAGATAAAAAAGGGCCAAAATCGCGAACGTTTATGCGGGTCAAGCCACTCCCCCACTTACTCCCCCAGGCTGGGGAGTTGGGGGAGCGGTAAACGGGCGCCTGTCGGCGGGTCGAGGTCCGCTTGCCTCCGCGCCTACGCCGTGCTATCGCGTAGGTGGCCCCGTCCGCGAATGGCACGGCGCAGAGGGCTTCAAGCACGGAGACACTTCATGGACGAGACGAAGGCAGAGCAGACCGAAGAGACGAAGCCGAGCCGGTTGACGGCGATTTACCGCGAGATCCGTTTCGAGGGCGACGGTGGAGCAGAGACCATCGGGATCGCGTTCTCGCCGGTCCGCGTTCAACCCATTGTGCGCGTGACGTGCATGAGCGAGTGGGTGGCCATCGGTGACGGTGACGGCGAGTTCTCGCTGACCCGCCTCGAAGCCGGGATTCTCGCCGAGCGCTTGGCGTGCTTCTCGCGCACCGGGTCGCTTGTCGAACCTGTTCCGACGGCGAACGGCTGCAATGGGGGGCAGTCGTGACCGGCGTAACGCTTCAACGGGTATCGGCGGATGAGTTTGTCGCCTCTGCGCTTCGAAGCGCAGACAACCCGGCGCAAGACGCGGTGCGGAACCTGTGCGACGAGATTTTCCGATTGGAGTGCAACGCGGCGCGAGGTCCCGACGGCAGCGTGAACCTTGACCGGTTGGAACGCGTCCGAGCGGCGACCCGGGTCGAGTTCGAGGAACGTGACGGCGTGTACCGTGCGATTGTGACCGTGCAGCTGCCGGGGGACGGGCAATGAGCGATCCCGTCATGATTCACTTTGGGCGCGGCGAGTACGTGGTGGACATTGGGTTTGACGTCTACGGAACGCCGATGATGAGCTTTTGCCTCGCCAACAATCGTGGTCCGGTTGGCGCAACTGCGACGGATGCGGACACGGGCAAAGCTGTTGCCGTTATTGCATTTCGAGGCGGAGGTCTTGAGGCGTTTGACGCGCTGGCCGAACAGGTGCAGACCTTGCGCGCGGCGTTTATCGCGCGGACAAAGAAGGTGGACGCATGACACCGACGCCGGAACAGTCTGCCGTCGACGCGACCGAGCCGGCGCCGTACGTGCGAGGTCAAGCCGCCTACTTCGACGACGGCGGAGAGATGCTCCAACCCCGTAAGGTCGCCCGCACGCACCTCGCGATTGCGCTGACTGCTCAGTGCTCGCCGGTCGACGACGAAGCACGGGCGCACGTCGCCGCAACCTTCTTTGGCTGGCTTCCCATCGCGGCGTGCACCATGATCGGGCGTCCCGCGTTTTTGCTCCCGGGTGCCACGGCGCCGGGTGTGACGGCGAAGGGCGACAAGGCGGGGGTGTAGCGGTGGCGGCTCGTAAGCCCACAAACGAAGACATCGCGGCGTTGATCGAATGGATCGAGAGTGGCGTTGACGAACCGTGCAAGCGGTCGTTGGTGAAGGGATGCGAGCGGTTTGGATTGCACCGCACCTCGGTTCATGAGGTGTTGCGCACGGAAGAGTGGGCGGACAAATACGCGCGCGCGTGTGAGCAGCGCGGGCTTGAAGTCGCGGAGTCACTTCACGACATCGCGGAGAAAACGCTTTCCGGCGAGTACGACCACCAAGCCGCCCGCGTGGCAATGGACGCACTGCGGTGGACCTCTTCGCGGTTGCTCGCGCCTAAACGTCTTGGGGACAAGGTCGACGTCACGAGCGGCGGGGAGCGCGTGTCAATCGCCGTGGTAGCCGAGCACGCGAAAGACGTTTGATGGCGGCGGTGTCGAAACCGCGCGCAGAGTTGAACCCGAAACAGCGGGAAGTGCTCGCGAGTGTGTTTCAAGCCGGGCGCATGCACTGTTTGCTTTACGGCGGGGGTCGAAGTGGGAAGACGTTTCTGGCCGTGTATGTGATCTTGCTTCGGGCCTTGATGGCTCCGGGGTCGCGCCACCTCATCGTGCGTCAACGACTCAAGAGCGTGCGCCGGTCGATCTGGAACTACACGCTGCCGCTTGTGTGTGAGCAGATGTTCCCGGGGCTCTACGCGTCGTCAAGCGCGAACAAGTCCGAACTGACGTTCACACTTCCGAACGGGTCCAAGATCATCTGCGGCGGACTCGACGATCACGGGCGCGCCGACGATTTGCTCGGCGAAGAGTACGCGACGATCTATATCAACGAGGGATCCGAAGTCTCGTTCAAGATGGCGCAGAAGTTGCGCACGCGTATCGCGCAGAGTGTTGAGATCACGAAGGGGCCGAACGCCGGGCAGCCGTTGCCGCTGCGCATGTACTACGACTTGAACCCGGCTGGTATCGACCACTGGATCTATCAAGAGTGGTTCCTTCACAAGAGCCCTGACGGTTCGACGGTCGACCCGTCGCAGTACGCCGTCGCGCAGATGAACCCCACCGACAACCCGAGCCTCCCGGCGGCGACGCTTGCGGTCTACCGCGGCTTTTCCGGTGCGATGGCGGAGCGGTTCCTGTTCGGGCGGTTTCTTGCCGACGTGCTTGGTGCCCTATGGTCGCAAGCCGTCATTGATTGGGGTCGGGTTGCAGAGGCGCCGGATACGTGTCACGAGCTGTGCATTTCGGTTGACCCGAGCTTCAACACGGGGTCGGAGAAGGCGGACGCGGTCGGTATCACGGTGGTTGGCGGCGCGGGTGACGAGGCGTTTCTACTTGCCGACTACAGCCAACCGATGCCGCTGTCTGATTGGCCCGAGTTCCTGGTGGACCTGTACTTTGAACGCCAAGCCGACGCGATGGTGATCGAGGACGCGTTCGGCCAGTTCGAGACCGTGCGCCAGCTCATTCTTGCCGTGCCGGCGAACGAGAAGCGCCCCGGCGGAGCAGGCGTCAACATGATCAAGGGAACGGCCAACCGGTCGAAGGCAACCCGAGCCGAACCGGTGCGAGCATTGTGCAACCCGACGCCCGAATACCCGCGCGGGCGGTTTCACGTCGTAGGCTCCGCGCCGCAGTTCGAGATTGAGGCGCGGACCTGGATCCCGGGGTCGAAGTCCCCGAACGCTTTGGACGCATGCGTTCACGGCGTCACGTGGGTTATGCGCCGCTTGCTTGGCTTTCATCTAGACGCACCCGTTGGCGCTGGTGAAGTTCCCCTATCCCGCCCACAAGGCGACCTCGCACGATTCGCGGGCGGTGTCTCCGGCGTCGATTGGACGGTCGCACAGGGGCTCTAGAGCGGGCGGAGGTTGCCCGATCCGGTGCGGTGGTGTACGCGGCGCCGGGGCTTTCCCCGCAATGTCAAGAGGCGTAGAATGGCACAGCGACCCGATTCGATCCGAGGCAAGGCAAAGCGGGCAATCGCGCGCCAAGCGAAGCACGCCACCGAATGGGCACGCCGCAAGGTGGTCGACGCGGTGACGACGGTCCCGGCGAAAGTCACAAGCGGCGAGGTCAAGCCGTGGGACCCGCGCGACTACCGCAGCCACGTTGACGAGTCGCCGCTTTACCGGGACCCCGCGCACCGCGACCCCGACGCCCCGCCGTCAACGTGGGTACTCGCCCGCCTTGGCGCCGTCGCCCACGTCGCCCCGCACATGCGGCAACACCTTTTCGCGGCCGGCGGTGACCGGTACGTTGACCTCGTGGCGGAAGTGCCAGAACTGGCCAAGAAGCAGGGACTCTCCGGGACCCCATACGCGGGCGGCTTGCCGCAAGTCGAGAACAACGAGAGGCTCAAGCCGATGCTTGCGCGCGGCCTCACGTTTGACCAAGGCGTTTGGAAGCGCATGGCTGCCGGCGTCCCCACGGCAAGCGATGGCATCCGGCGCACGGTTGAGCGCATCGCTCAGGCGTCGAGCTACTACGCCGCGCCTGACGTGGATTGGGAGGCCATGACTTCGCTTCCGTACGGCACCGACGCGGCGACGCGAAAGCGACAAGCAACCGAGATGCGCCAAGCCTGCGAACGCGCGGCCGAAACGCTCAACCTTGAGTGGTACCACAACAGCGACGTCAACGCGCAAAAGGTCATGCGGGAGCAGGCGAACGCGATGGTGTGCGGGTTCACGCTGCACGAGTTCGGGATCGACGTCCGGCTTCAAGGGCGCCGCCGCACCACGTTCGTTGAACACCGGGCGCAGAGCTCGGTGCAGCGGTGGCTGTGGGACCAGAACGAACAATGGCGCGGGATCGTGCAGAACGCGGCGGGCTCTCCAGGCTTGGTCGCCGACATCTCGGTCGACGGCGTGCGGCTCGAAGGTCTCCCAGTCATTGACGCCCGCAAGCTGTGCCTCGTGACCAACAACGGGATCGGCTTGAACCTAGAAGGCGTCTCAGACCTCCGCGCCGCGTGGTATGCGTTCGAGGGCAAGGTCGAGTGGTTTTTGTCGGCGCTTGTCCACCGCCGCAAGTGGGGAAACGGGTTCCCCTTGTTCAAGATGGACGCGGAGTCGGCGCGGAGCTCGGTGGTGACCGCAAGCGTCGCCGCCGCCGCCCGCACCTTCTTCTACAGCCGGGAGTCCTACGTGTCGTTGCCACCCGGCGTGACCATGGAGATGCTGGAGTTCGACAGCGACACCGGGTTTATCGAGGCGCTCAAGTACTTCGACACGGAGATCGCGAAGGCGCTGGACGTGGTCGGAGATGGCGCGGGGTATGGCAACTGGGCGGACGTCCAGACACAGGAACGCCTCCGCCGGCTCAAGGGCTACGCGACGCAGATCAACGCAAGCCGGCAGCGGTGGATCGAGACGTGCTGCGACGCCTTGATCGGCCCGCTCGCTGTCTACCCGGAACACCGAATCGACGGGATCATCACTCGCAACGAGACGGACGTGATCAGCGTTTACAAGGGCGTTGGCGAGGTCCGGGCTCAGACCCGCGCCGACGGGACGCCGCTGTGGAGCGAAGACGCGATCCGTACGCTCTGCGAAACGGTGGAGGTCCCCTATGACGACCCCGCCGCTAAGGTTGCGCCGGCCGCGCCCGCGGTTGACAACGTTGACCAGGGCAAGGAGTCAGGCGTGAACGCCGACGCGGCGCAGAGTCCCGACGCGAGCGATACGCCGATGGCAGGGGTAGCACAGCAACCGTCGCTCGATACTGAGGCGCTGGCAAGCCAAATCGTGGCCGGCTTGGCCAAGCTGCAACTTGGCGGCGTTGCGACCTTCTCGGCGCCCACGGGCAAGCTCGCTCCGAAGTCGAAGCGCGGCAGCGTGATCGTCTACGGCGCCGACGGGGAGGCGTTCGCAACGCATCGCGAGTTGGTCGATCTCGAGGTCCATGTGCCGTGGGCTCGCATGTTCGCGGCGACAACGACGGAAGCCGATGCGCTCACGACCGGGTGCGCCTTGGTCGCGAAACGGCAGCAAGCCGCGTTCGTCAAGGCGACGGGCACGGCGATTGCTGAAGGCGACATCGGGGCCATCGCAGGCGCCGACGTGTCCATGCGCGCCGAGTATCTAGCCGTGATCGAGCCGATGCTTGCGCGGTGGGCAGGTTGGTCCGCAAAGACCATGCGAGCGGAAATCCGGTCGCAGGTCGGACCCGGATGGGAACCGGCAGCGGAACCTGCGACGATGGCTGCCGGCGTTGACGACGTGGTGCGCGCCCGGTCCGAAGTGCTTGCGACACAGTTTGACGACGATTGGCAGCGCCGGCTTCGCGAGAAGGCGATGGCGGAGGCCACGTCAACGCGCTCGGTTGCCGCAGTCGCCGCAGAGCCGGTGCCGGTCGCGACGTGGGAGAAGACGGCCACCAACGCAACGACGACCGTGGCGAACGTCTCCCGCGAAGAGGTCGCTCGCGCCGAAGGTCCCGAGATCGAGTCGGCGACCTACAGCGCGATCATGGACGGCGACACGTGCAGCGAGTGCGCGGGCGCTGACCTACAGGTCTTCGACTTCGGGACCGCCGCCTACGTCGAGCACAGGCCGCCCTACCGCATGTGCATGAGCCGGCTCGGCCCCAACGGCAACGTGTGCCGGTGCATCTACATCTACCGGTTCAAGAAGGCCACGGGACCAGACCGCGGTGGGCTCACGCGAACCGCAGACGGGATCCAAGTCGCGGCCTAGGCCGCCTTCGGAAGCCGAGCGACAACGACGGCGATCCGCGCAAGCAGTTCGTCGCGCGTCACCCGGTCCGCTTTCGCCGCATGGTCAAGCGCCCACACGCACCAACCGGACGGGCCACGCAATCCGGCGCGGCGTCCATGCGGCAACGCCTGCATCGTCGCGTTGGCGAGGTCCGCCCGCCCGCGTTCAAGGTGGGTCGCAATGGCGGGCACGGTTCGGATCGTGTCGACGCAAGCAAGCGTGGCAGCAAGCGTGCCGATGCGGGAGTCGGGCCGCAGTCGGTACGCCTTCACGACCCACCCCCGTCTCTACGTCCCGCCACGCACTCCCGGCACGGGCAGGATGCAAGCACGATCCGCGACGGACCCGAGCCGCCGACCTGCGTGACGCGCAGCACAGCCGGCGGGTCGGTATCGGCGAGTGCGGCGAGTTCCCGGGCGATCGTCTTCGCGGAGACGGCGCACCGTCGACCGAGTTCCGCATGCGAGAGGTGGACGCCGTACTTGTGCAGGCCGGAGACGGTATCGACGATGATGCGTTGACGGCGGGTCAACTTGGGCGCGGCGGGCGTGGGGCGGGTGGTCATGGCTTCACCTCGTCATCGGACCACACCCGCATCAGGATCGGCTCCGAAAGGGTTGGGCACATCGCCCACCGTTGCACGGTCGCGTCCGGGTTTGTGAGCTGCATGAACGCAACGACGGCGTGGTCACCTTTGCACCGGGCGCACGTCGTCACGCTCGCAAGCAACGCGGTTTCGACATCGAGATCGGGGTATACGGCTCGGAGCGATTCGAGCGCCGCCGCCTCCGCTGCGTCAAGGGTGTGAGGTGTCGCCCGCCCGCGACCGATTTCGTCCCCGTTCGGATGGCTCGTCCACCACTGCCCGTTGTTGATTGTGCGCGCGGCGGCGTAGAGCGAGCGGGACCACATGAGGGCACCGAACGTCTCGCCGGGTCGAACGTCTCGCGCCCACGGCTTTGTCTTGTGGTAGGTCATGGCTTCCTCATCTTCGCAATGCCAGGGTTTTCGTTGAGCGCTTGGACCAATCCGGCCATGTACGACCGTTCGCGCGCCTCTCGCTCAACGGTCGAAACGGCGAGCACGTCTGGCGGCTTTTCCGAAAGCAACTCGTCGGGGATCTCAAGGCGGGTGTTCCACCTCGCGATCGCGTGCGCCTCCGTGCTGACGAACGTTTGCAGAACGGGTTCTGGCGCTTGGCGTGGCCCCGTGACGGCAATGCTGACGGTGTGGTGGTCCCCGCCGCCGCACTGGATTTCGATCCGGATGTCGCGCGGGTTGGGCACCGGGATGAACGAAACCCGCGGCGTTCGACCGCAGAACGGGCAGGGCTTGAGGTCTTTGAGTCGAAGCTCGTTCATTGAACCACCTCCAACCCGGTGTGCAGCCGCCGCAGCGCCGCAATCGCGCACGCCGTTGCCCCTGCGATGGTGCCGCATGTGGCGATACCGGCGTGGCACCGCTTGTTTGTGGTGTCGTTGCGGTAGATGAGAAACCTTCCGTCATGGTACATTGTCGCGGCGAGGTTGTCTGTGTCGGCGTACCGGAACACCTCGCTATCCACGCCAAATCCCCACCACTTCACCCTCACGACATCCCCCGGTTGCGGGTTGGGGACGCCCGGGCGAAGCGCGAGCGTCGGCGTATCGGTGCCCCGGAAGTCGAACACACCCGCACCTCCGTCGATCTCAACCCGTTCCTCCGCGTCAAGGTGGAACCGCGCGATGTCGGTGAAGAGGCGCGCCGCTTCCATGGCCTCACTTCTGTTCGTGAACATCCCGACGAAATCAGAGCCGTGCGTCGGCTGATTCGTGATCACGGCGTGCATCAACTCGCCGATGGCCTCCGCCCGCTCAATCCATTTTCGTGCGTCTGCGTTCATCCTTCCTCCGTTGTTGGGGTTGTGGTCGCATGGCTCGGCGTCAGCTTGGCCACCTCCGCAAGAACAAGCCGCGCCGCAAGTTCCGCCATGACCGCCGCAGCTTCGACGTCGGTGGATCGGACCGCGATCGAAAACGCGAGGCTGGTCGCGTCGTCGTCGCACTTGATCACGGTCGTGATTGACCGCCGGCCATGGCGCTTCATCACTTCAAGGATGAGCACCAAGCCGTTGGCCATGTTGGCCCGGTCTTCGTGGTCGAGATCGAGAGTGTACGTCTCTGCGGGTGTCTCTGCGTTCATGCTTCCTCCGTCGTGTCTGTCGTCGTCGTTGAATCAACCTGCTCCACCATGCTCCCAGTCTCCGCGTACCGTCGCAGGAACGGCAACAGCTCGGCGGTGTCTTCGGGGTCGCACGGCCACGCTGTGAAGTCGAGGCGCCCCTTGCTCACGACCGAGGCGATCACGTGCCCAGCCGCGTCGCACAGGTACTCGCCTCCGCCTTGCACCGTCACCACGTACGGCCGCGCGTGCCGCTCTGCCGGCTCCCGCATGTGACCGAAGGCGCAGAGGCGGACGAGGTAGGGGAGCATCTGCGCGAGGGTGGCGATGGGTATGTCGCCGCGCACGAATGCGATTGCGCCGTCGATGGCACATGCAACCTCGCGCCCGTCGCTGTCGACAAGGTACTCTGCGCCCGGAACGTTGCCTGATCTGACACGTGCTGCGCTCACGACTTCACCTCCTTTGTCCTGCCCTTCGGCGCCGGCTTGTCGACCAACAGCGCCCGGCCCTCGCGCAACTCTTTGGCGAGCGCGATCCAATGATCCATGCCCTGACCGCCCTTGCCGCCGTTCCATGCGATGCTGATTGCGAGCCGGTACGTCTTGCGGTGCTCGTCGCTTGTCATGGGCGCGGCGGGATCCCGTTCGGCGCTCATTGGTCGGCACGGAGACGGACGAAGTTGTAGCCGACCGCATTGGTGTTGGCGCCCATCGCCCGCATGGCGTACCCGACATCGGCCGGCCGCACGGGTGGGGTGTGCGTCGCGTTCCACTTCTCCACGGCAGCCTTGATATCTTCTGCCGACGTGAACGCGATGTGCGAGAAGTAGACCCGAGCAAGGACAAACCGCAACGCCGCGTCCATCTGCCCCACCGCCAGATCGACCGGCGCGGGCTGCTGGGCAGGAGCAGGCGCGTCAAGCACAACGCCGAGCCGTTTTGACAACGCGGAGTCGGCAGCGCCCTTCCCGGCCTTGACCTGTCGCGACGGCAGAAGCGTGAGGTCGGACAAACCGCTGTCGAACAACATGCCGTTGGGCCGGAACACCTTCCACGATCCGTCCTTGTCGACCGCCGCCGCGCCACGCCATCGCTCGTGAATGTAGTGGCGCCACCACACCCCGTTTTCGTCAAGGTCCCACTCCCCCACCTTGACCGGAGCGGGCGCGCTCGCCTCTGCCGGCGGGCACGTCGTCGGGGCGGGGGCGTCTGCCTTGACCGGATCCGCATCCGGCCCGATGTAGACTGCTTTCCCGGTCGCAGGGCACGAGGTCACGTGCGTCCATTTGGGCGACCACCGCGCCTCTACGGGGACCGGCACGGACTGCAACCCGACGTGACGCCCGCCGCAGGCCGAGCAGCCGTTGATGGTGACGACGTCGGAGAACGGAGGAGGTTCGTGGGTGACGTTGGACGTCCCCGCCCCGCCCGTCAGCAACGCCGCGCCTTGGCGGAGTTCGCGGGCAAGCAAGAGGTTGGAGCGGTACGTTTCGGGCGACGCGTTGCGGGTGAGGTACAGCCGGCGTCGGTACATCCACGCCAACTCGTCTGGCGTTACGGCCTCGCCCCGTCCAAATGCCTCCCAAATCTCGGTTGGCGGTCGTCTCTTCGGTTCTGCGTCCATCGCTCCGTCTCCGTAAAATCGCGGCGCACTACCGCGCCACCGTGACGCACTAGCATGGCGCAATCGTACAAGCAAGCCATGACGGCACATCGGGCGCGGTGTAGGGCGCGGTCGTTGACCCGTGGCGCGTCCATCGCGCCGACCCGCAAAGAGGCTCTGAGCATGGCGAATCGCGGCCCCCTTGATCGAGTACAGATCATCTCGTGCGTGTACGCCGGCCGCCAGACCTCCGAGGAAGGCGCTGCGGCGCTGGCAGGGTTCGCGGAGGGTGACGGCACAGGCACGGTCCTTGGCGCGCTCTCCGGTAACGTCACGCTGACCGTGGCGCAGATTTTGTCCGGGTTTGTGAGCGCCGACGCCAACGGGTCCAACCGCACCGTTACGCTGCCCTCGCTCGCCCTTCTGACCGATTCATCAACCGGCGTTCTCAAGGGCGTTGGTGACCGGTTCACGTTCGTCGTCGCGAACGTCGGCGCCGCGAACAACCTGACCGTGACCGGCGTCACGTCCGTGACCGTCAAGGTTGCCGACACCGGCGACGCGACCGTCACGCCCGCCGCCGACTGCACCGTAACCCTTGTCCGTACCGCATCGGGCGCCGTCTCCGCGCTCTGCAACCTGTTCGCCGCGTAATGATCGCCGCACTCACATTCGCCGCGCTTACCGCGCACGGGCAGGCTGAGCCTCCCGGTGGTGACGTGCGGATGTTCGCGGCCGTTGTCGGGACCGCGCGCCCCGAGGCCGCAGATCGCACGCGGTGGCACCTCATGCTCCCGATGGGCGCCACCGCGCTGCGGGAGGAACCGGTCGCACGCGTCGAAGCCGATGGGTGGGTTACCGTAGAGATGGTGGAGCGCACCCTGACCTTTGACGCGGCCAAACTCGCCGCGCTCGAAGCCGGGACGCTTGAACTCTTCGCGGCGCAACAGGCGGCCGGGGCGCCCGCGAAAGGACTGCCGGTTTCGTACCAACACGCGATCGAAGCCGCGCACAGTAACGGCGTTGGCGCATGCGCAAGCCTCACCCTTGGCGTGGTCGAGCATCTTCGTCGCGCCGGGACATGCTACGGCGTGCACCTCTGCGACGGCACGAGCGGCAACCCCGCCGGGCTCTACATGCTGATCGAGTGGACCCCCGAAGCGTGGTCTGCGATCAATGACGGCACGTGGCACGACCTCTCGATCTCGATTGCGGAGGGCTACGGGCTCGCCAGCGGTCGCACGATCGGCGAGTGTGTTTTCGCTGCGGCGCTTGTCGACATCGGTTTCTTTGAGGCCATCCCGAGCGCCCGCGACGGGCTGCCGGCGGACGCATTCGCATCGGGCACCGGCCCAAGCACACAAGCCGTCGCCCCGTACCGCAAGGGCGTTGTGACGCGGACCTTTTCACGGGAGCGAGACACCATGGCAGCGAAAATCAACCTGTTCGCGGACGGCGAGGCCGGCGCCGCGATGCTTGACCAGATCAAGGCGGCGCTTGACGAAAAGCTCGCGCCGTTCGCCGAGCGCCTTGGCAAGCTCGAAACCGACGTCGGTCGTCTGCTCGAACACGAGACGACCGAGAAAAGCGACGAAACCGAGACCGCCGCAGCGCCTGCCGATACCACGATGGCAGCCGCGACCGCAGAGCCCGTCGTCACCACGGCGTCGGCGATTGACGGCATCGTTGCGCGCGTCTTCGCGAAGGCGCTTCCGCAAGCCGAGGCCAAGATCGCCGAGGTGGTCCAAGCCAACATCGAAGCCGGGCGCCTGCTCCCCGCGAACGTCCAACAGTTTGCACGCCATCTCGCAGCCGGCAACGCAGCCGCAGCCGACGCCTTGCTTGGCGACTACACCGGGGCCGCGCAGCGCGCCGGGTCGAGCTTCGCGGCGGGCACCAAGCCGGTCACGCCGGCCAAGCCCGCCCGCAACGCGACGGAGATCGTCGCCGAGATTGCAGCCGAGGGCAAACTGAAGCCGGGCACCGGCGCGTTTGTCTCCGAGATGTACGCGCGGATCGGCAAGGCGCGCGAGGCCGGAACCTTCGTCGAGAACACCTAACAAGCACGCAGAGGAGCCCGCATCATGGCAACATCTCTTCAATGGCAGATTCCCGGCGCATACGCGCAGACCTACCGCGCCGCCGCCGTCATTCCGGCCGGGTACGCGGTCAAGCTGAGCGCACAGGGCATCGTCACCGTTTGCACGGCGAATACCGACCCGTGCATCGGCATCACGCAGAACGATTCGGCTTCTGAGGTCGACGAATCCGGCGTGACCTACGGCGGCGTCGCGGTCGTCATGTCCGGCCCCGCCTACGCCCGCATGGGTGGCGCAGTCCCGGCCAGCGGCGGCGGTATCGTCATGCCTGACACCGATGGTCGTTTGATCGCATGGACGGCGACCGGGTCGAAGCGTCAGGTGGGTCGTGTCACC